TCATCGTGCGGCACGACGCACATCCAGACATCCTCGAAGAGGCAGCGGAGTACATCTGTGCATTAGCTGACTACCCCTGCCTAGATGACGAGACGTATAGCGACCGGCAGTTCGATGCCATCCTCGATTACTGGGAGGGATGCTCCCTTCGAGAGCGTGTCGATTACTGTCGTGACAACGACGCCTCATCGTGCGGCACGTCCTAACCAACCCATCCCTGATGCTGTGTTCGATGACCTTCGAGACAGCGACAGCTTTATGTAGGAGAGACCAATGAGTAAACGATTCAGATACTTCATCACCGTTGACGAGGACACCGACAACTACATCGGTGAGGTTGCAGACAGGCAACAGCTAGAACAGGACACAGTTGCCAGCCTGTTAATCAAGTACGCAGCGAGAGGATACACCGCTGACTTTCAGTGTATCGATACACCTAAACAACTGTTGCTAGGAGAGGCAGCCAAATGAACTACAAAGCAATCGCAAAGCACATCCTATTCGAGAAATCTACCGCAGGATTCTATATCTCGACCAAAGAGGTAGAGGATACATACGAGGGAGGTGAGCGCCGTATCACGGAGTTTCAACTTCGCAAGATTATGCAAGCCATGTCTGAAGAGTGGATCGCATGGCATGATAGATTGGTAGAAGAGGATGTGATGCACGACGGAGGGTTGTTTAATCGAGGTGACAAGAATGCGTAGACTACTCGATGTCGCTTTGAAACATCAGATAGCCATAGCCACACGCACCTTACATCTTAATGATGCGGGTGCCTTGGTGATGGGTGGAATGTCGAAGCAAGAAGCCTACGATTTGTTAAGAGATAACGGATACAGCCACGCAAAACTTGATAGGATGCAAGGCGGTAGCTGTTCGTCTATGATAGTACCGAGGAGTTAGTATATGCTTGTTAAGATTAATAAAGATAACCAAGACGCAATGGATTGTTTCGCAATGGACCGAGGCATTCGTAGGTTAGTAATCAGGTTAAGCCACCCTGATCTCAACCCACTAGCACATACTCATTTTACTAACATGAGTATACCTTGGAGAAACTTAACCGACATCTCTTTAGTTTCTTCTCAAGTTTCAGATAGGATAAGGGAAACTATAAGTCTCAACCACAAACGAATAAGAGACATGGATGAGTACGACAATACTGTCGTATGCTTAGAAGAGATGCTATATGAGTACGAGTACGTAACTAAAAGAGAGCATAGCCATGCGCCAATGCTTTCAATACTTCAAGATGCCTTTGAGCGAGACCTTACATTTAGTGTCGAAGATATAGATATTACTGTGAGGCATGAGAGGTGGTACTTGATTGCTAACTATCTAGCCTCTCAATCTAGGAGACGTTACTCCACCATCGTAAGAGAGTGGGGTTTAGAGTGGGGTATACTGCCTGACTCGCTACCTTTTCTTACGGACCCACCGTATAACACAGCCGCTGAAAGATTCGATTACGGTATCTGATACTGAGCGGCAGTAAAACCGAAGGTGACTTCGGTTTTATATTCTTACAGCCACAGAACTTTTATTATGAAGGTGGTTACATTGAAGACATTCTTAAAAGCTATCGAGTTAATGCAAACACTCGATGAGAGGATGCAAGCACAGACTATAATAGTGTTTCTTCTTGTCTGTGAATTTGGACCGTGCCGAATGGCATCAATAAGAAAGATGGCAAACATCTCTCAAGCTAGTGTGTCTAGGAACTGCGCTACACTGGGTCTCATACACCGGAGAGGTGAGCCGGGGTTTGGGTTAGTCAGTACCGAGGAAGACCCAATGGATAGGAAGCATAAGTTTGTTCAGTTAACTATGAAAGGAGAGAGGTACAAGACGATGCTACAAGATATCTTAAACCAACAAGGAGACATTGCTTGAGTATAAAACAACTAGCCAATGGCAAGTACGAAGTCCGAGTACTTGGCCCGCGTATCAATGGCAACCGTAAAGAGGCACGGCGCATAGCGTCTAGCCATGCGGAGGCCGAGCGTATTGAGAGACAGATCAATCTTACTGGAGACAGTGAGACCAACTGCACAATCAAGGACGCGCTCGATCTTGCTTGGGATATGTTCTGGGTACACTGCAAGGACGGAGAAAGACTGAAGAGAAAGGGAGAGTTTGCCGTAGAATACTTCGGCCCCGATACTCCCCTGAATGCTATCAGAGCTACTGACTTATCTACGTACCAACAGTCTATGCGTGATGAAGGGATGAAAGATTCAGCAATCAATCGACGCATGTCTGCTGTATCTAGGATGTGGAAGGCAGCTTCGGTAGCTGATCGTGTATCAATGGCAGACAAACCTGAGTGGGTACATCTCAAAGAGCCTGAAGGCAGGCTACGGTGGTTGTTCCCTGACGAGGAGCGGAAGCTGTTGTGTTACTTCGAGGACAGAGGCAGGGACGATCTCGTAGATCACACCCGCTTTGCCCTTGATACAGGCTTGAGGTTTGGAGAACAGGAGGTAGCGAGACCTGAACACGTTGCTGCTGGTGATCTGACTGTAGCCTGTCTCTTCGATGAACACGATCAAGATGGAGACAGTAACTCTTTCTTCACCAAGAATGCTAAGTCGAGGGTGATACCTTTGACTAAGCGTTGCGTTGAATTAGTACAACGCAGGTCGAATCAGCCGACACTCTTTGAAGGTTTGCGATACGATCATGTCTATTACTGGTGGAAGAAAGCGAGGCGGGATGTGTTCGACGGTGACAAATCGATCACGCCCTATGTTACTCGTCACACAACAGCGTCACGTTTAGTTCAGAAGGGTATGGAATTGCCAAAGATTAAGAAGTGGCTAGGTCATAGCTCGATCAAGGTGACTGAGCGGTACGCTAAGATGTCCTCAAAAGATATTCGAGATGGTGTGAATATGCTTGAGAGTTTTGCGGGTGAGGACTAGTTTCCTCCGTACATCCGTAAGGTGGTTGCCGAAGGTGTGTTAAGTATAGCTAAGTTATTGATATTAAACGAAGGTCCGGTGGCAGAGTGGCTATGCGGAGGATTGCAAATCCGCTGTATGCCTAATACACCACCGCAAGAGTGGACCTTAGACCCTATCAATCCCTAAGTCAGTACCGAATACACCTTCGCGACTATCCTTTGTAACATTCCAGAGGATTTAGCATTGGATTTAGGTAAGAAAATAAACGAGCAGGTGTCGCTCGAAAAGTTATCGAGGCAACGTGGCATTGACCGGGTTAGGTCTCGTAACAAACAACTTAAAGAATCAGAGAACATGAGCATGACCAAGTCAGGTCGTGCCCTCATAGCCATGTACATCGATAAGATTGCAAAGGCAGTTGAAGAAGAGATCGTAGACAAAATAGATAACGGTAAGGGTGGACGGCAGGTCGTATCTCTACGTCTGTTGCAGGTTATCGAGACAGAGATTGCAGCGGCTATTGCCCTGTCGGCACTACTCAACGCGACTAACCGCACAACAAACCTCACTACTGTAGCTCTAGACATAGGTAAGAAGATCGAGGACGAGATCAAAGCTCGCGTGTTCGAGGAAGTGAACCCTGCCCTGTATAAAAAAACTTACGCTGATGTCTACGGACGTAGCTTCGGCTATCGGTACAAGCGTCGTAAGTTATTTCAATCAGCCACGACACACGGCATAGACCTGATGATATGGACCCGCCGAGAAAAGATGATGGTGGGTACACGTATGCTTGAGTCTATTGATGAGCATACCGATCTCACTGAAATTTACATGAAGCAATATGCGAAGAAACGACGGTGGTGCATCGAGCTATCAGAACAGGCAATTAAATGGATAGGTCATCGTGACTTTCTTCAAGGTCTCAACGAACCAGAGTACCTGCCTATGGTGGTACGTCCTCGTCCTTGGAAAGGCGTCATGCCTGATCGAGAACCGTCGAAGAACCTGACGGGTGGGTACATCACACCCAACATCAAACAACCTGCGCTCATCAAGACACACTCGAACGACTACCTGCATGAGCTATCTAACTTTGATCTCTCGCAAATGTTTCGACCTATCAATCAGCTACAGGACACACGCTGGCGGGTTGATACAGACATGCTCGATGCTGCTCAACAACTTTGGGACAACGAGAGTACGTTAGGGCGTCTACCTGAACAGGGTGAAATAATCCTGCCACCAAAACCACACGACATAGAGACTAATGTGGATGCACGTAAGCAGTGGAAGCATGAGGTGGTCAAGGCTAGAGCTAAGAGAGCTAGAGGTAAGAGTCATCGAAGGTTGGTTGGCGACACGTTACGGGTAGCTCAACAGTTCAAAGACCAAGACGATCTACACTTTGTCTACACCTGTGACTTCAGGGGTCGAGCATACCCGATGACATCGTACCTTCAGCCTCAAGGTGCTGACCTTGGACGTAGCCTGTTGAGGTTCGCTGATGCAGAGGGCAAGGCGATGACTGACGCAGGTGCGCGGGAGCTTGCAATCTATGGTGCCTCACTCTTCGGCCACGACAAAGGCACGATGGATGAGCGAGTGGAGTGGGTTGAAGAAAACTCTGAAGACATATGCAGGTCAGGTGACAACCCATTCGATAACAGGTTCTGGACTTTTGCTGGCAAAAAATCTTTCACCGCGTTGGCCTTCTGCAAGGAGTGGTTAGGGTGGAAGCGTGACGGCAGCGCATTCTATACCACACTGCCGGTCATGCGTGATGGTACATGCAACTCGATACAGCACTGGGCAGCAATCCTGCGCGACCCTGTTGCTGGTGCATTGGTCAACCTCACACCCGCAGACATACCGGGAGATGCCTACGTAGCTGCACTTGATATCCTCGTTGACAGGTTGAAACGGATAGCAGGTTCAAACCTTGAAGGTAATGATATAGCACGCGGTTGGTTGGACTATGGACTTGATCGTGCATTGGCAAAAAAACCAACAATGACATTAAGCTACGGTGCCAAGCGGTACTCCATGACGGATGGTATTGATGATTGGATTGCTGACAGAGCAGACGGTGGCATACCTGAACCTTTCGACGGTAAGTATTTCGGTCAAGCTATCTGGTTGACTAACGAGATATGGGCTTCGATCAAGCAGACTGTTGGGTCTGCCATGATTGGAATGAAGTACCTTCAAGACCTTGTGAACTTATGCCTGAACGATGGGCTACCTATCTCTTGGATCACACCGACAGGCATGTACGTCAGACAGGCGTACTACGATATGAAGCCGAAGCGTGTGAAGATGCGTCTGCTTGGTGACACCATTCGTCTTACGTTAAACGAAAGCATACCCGACAAGTATGACCGACACGCTATGGTCAATGGCATTGCGGCTAACTTTATCCACAGCCTAGATGCCAGTGCAATGTACATGACGATGAACAAGGCGATGGATCAAGGGGTTCAAGCCTTCTCGATGATCCACGACAGCTACGGAACCACGGCAGTAGACACACCAATACTCAGTCAGTGTACCCGTGAAGCATTCGTTGAGTTGTATCGAGACACTGACCATTTAGAAGCAGTTAGGGACCATGTTAAACCCCTTCTTTCTTCTAAGTTTCGAGACCGTTTACCAAGCGTCCCGAAGCAAGGGAGTTTAGATATCGAGAGTGTTCTGCAATCAGATCACTTCTTCTCTTAAAACCGAAGTCAGCTTCGGAATAACCTATTCGGAGAACCTATTTTGAAAAGAGGATTACAATACACTTCACCTGCTGGTGTAGCTAAATGGTGCTGGCTAACTAAGCCTAACTACAAGTGGGATGCAGACGGAGAGTTCTCAGTTACTCTTGTCTTAGATAAAGAGGATGCTGCACCGTTCATTGAAACCATTGAAGAGCAGATGGAAGACCTTGTTTCAGACCTAAAGAACGAAGGTAAGAAGAAGGTCAAGGAAGCACCTCGTCCGTATCAAGATGAAGAGGACGACGAAGGCAACCCTACTGGTGCGATTCAGTTCAAGTTTAAAAGCAAGGCAAAGGCCAAGCCAAGGATACCAATGTACGACAGTCAGGGTACACCGATGGAAGACATCGATGTTTGGGCTGGCTCAAAACTTAAAGTGTCTAGCTGGCTCAACCCCTACGTAGCACCAATCGGTGCCGGTATATCGATGAGACTAAGGGCAGTTCAGGTTCTTGATCTCGTCAGTGGTGGAGCTAATGGCATAGAAGGATTTGGTTTTGAAACCGAAGAAGAAGGATACGTGCGTAGAGACGCAGACGTATCGGAGTCAACGGTTTCGGAGACGAGCAAGGACGACGACGAGATGGACAGCGAAGAAGATTTCTAGTACGCTGTTTGGTCTGACCTTTCGGTCAGGTTTGGAAGAGAAGGTGGCTCTTGGATTGAAAAATCTGGGGGTCACCTTTTCGTATGAGCCACACTGGATCAACTACCTGAAGCCAGCAAAGGTACATAAGTACAAACCTGATTTTCAAATCGGAGATGTTTACATCGAGGTCAAAGGTAGGTTCGATAGTGCTGATCGAGCCAAGCACCTGATGATCCGTAATCACTACGGTCCACCTGAAGATGGTGGTCTCGACATCCGATTCCTATTCTCGAATCCGAATACCAGAATATCAAAAAAATCTAAAACAACATACGCCATGTGGTGTGTGAAACACGGCTTTCGATATGCCGAGCTCAATTCATTAAGTGATTTAATTAAGGATGCAATTAAGAAAAGAAACTAACAAGATCGTCATTCACTGTACGGCTACCCGCGCCGATCAAGAGGTGAATGCTGACATCATCAAGAAGTGGCACATCCAACGAGGGTTCAGAACCATAGGGTATCACTTCTTAATTAATCGAGACGGAGATGTGGAAGAGGGCAGAGGTGTGGAAGAGGTAGGCGCTCACGCTTACGGTCACAACTCTACTTCTATTGGAGTAGCTATGGCTGGAGGTCTTGATCCAGATGGGTCAAGCGCAGCTAACTACACCGACATTCAATGGGATATTCTCCGTGAACTAATTGAAGATTTAGTCGAGCAGTATCCGGGCGCAGATATCGTTGGTCACAACGAGCTATCGAAGAAGGATTGCCCATGCTTTGACGTACAGAAATGGAGAGATGAAAACGGATTATGAAGTAGATTCAGAGTTCGTCCAGCATGAGCCGTGTCCGCAGTGTGGCAGCAAAGATAACCTTGCTCGCTACTCTGATGGTCACGGCTTTTGTTTTGGGTGCAAGCATTATGAACACGCAGACCAAGATCAAGGAGAGATTAAAACAGATATGATTAGAGGTAGATCAAAGCCCTTGTCATCTCGTCGGATAACAGCAGAGACGGCAGGTTTATTTGGCTATGAGATTGGTAAGGATGGAGAGAAGACCGTCCACATCGCAAACTACTTTGATGACCAGAAGAATCTGGTTGCTCAGAAACTAAGGACACCGGACAAACAGTTTAGTTGGAAGGGCTACCCGCAACAGACAGAACTCTACGGCCAGTGGCTGTGG